TCATTTTCATCGGTTTCATATCTTGCAAACGAGAATCCAAATCTCCCATTACATTGTGCAATACCGTAGAACCCGCTTCCGTTGCGTTCGGGAGGAAGCGAAACATTCACTTGCGTCCAGTTCGCGTTTTCTTTTTCCCTCACTGCGATTTTGATGTCTTTCCCTGTGCAAAACACACATACGCAATAGTGGTCAGACGCAGCTAACGAGCAAGTCATCCCTTCGAATGTAGTTGCACTTCCAGTGAATGTTGCATCTTCCGAAAACGTCCCTTCCAACGTGGTCGATTTAAGAATTTTGTAGTTGTTTCCAACTTGTGTGCAGATAAACCACAGGCCGTTAAAATATACCGCATTTGAGACATTCGAGACATCGTAAGAGGTCAGAAACGTATTCGAAGCCCATTCCACAGCGCCGCTAGTGTTCCTAAGCACGGAGCACAGCTGCGGATAATGTTCAAAAGTCACCGTACTTCCGTCGCACGGAAGCCATGCTTTTCCCAAACTGAGAGCCGGAGATGTCTTCACTGTCCCGATGGGCTCAATTCTGTCCGGCATATGCCGGAAAGCGTCGTCGACAAGCGGGTTCGCATACGGCAAGCGGAGAAATCGCCCTGTGGAATCTTGGAGCATTGTGCGTGTATTGAACGGCGTGCCGGTATCGTCCGGATCGTCGGCTCGCGTCATGTCGTAAGTATCTGTCTGTCCGGCAACGGGCTTGAGTTTTACCCGCCCCGGAAATTTTGGAGTTCGGTCTTTCATGTTATCCCCCCATGTCTCCTGCATATAATTCCGCATCTGCGTAAATCCAGCCGGCCTCCCGGCTCTCTAGCACATCGTCAACCGCGAGAATCGTTTTTTCAATGTTGTTTGCGCCCTCCCAGTCAAGATCATCAATCCCGGCAGGCGGGCGCGGTGCGGTATTCACGACCGCATCGTGTACGGCGTTCGCGGATGCAATATAAGCGTCCATGACGGCTTTGTCGGGGATTTCGTTAAGAACGTAATCTTCCCGTACCTCTGCCGGAACGTCGATGTCGTGTGTTCTGAGCCTGTCACGGATGGTGATAAGTGCAGCTCCAACACGATTCAGGTCGGACGCCTTATAAGAGCCTTTCAGCCCCGCCGCGAAGTCCGCCTTTTCCTGTTCGGTGAAGTTCGCCCAAGTCTTCTTGTACAAAGATTCTGCGTAAGAAGCGTCTGCCTGCGTCCGGTCCGTGACCAGTGTTTTCATGATTCTCATGTAGACGCCCCCGTTCCGACGATTTCGCAATCAGCCGCCGCAATTCCGCTCAGTTTGATCGTCATGCTTGTGATGGTTCCGGTGATCTGGTCTTCCCACGGTGTCGTGGTCGTCACATAATCGCCCGGCATTTCCTTGTCCATGACAATTTTCACGCCGTGCGTCTGGCGGCGCATGTAGTAGTCGAAAACATGCTGCGTCACCGCTGCAACGTTCGAGGCGTTTACCAGCGTCGCATCCTTGACCTCTATGACATTCGGCTTCGTGGACGCCGTGACGTTCGGGTTCGATTTCGTCGTAACTGCCGTCGTGTGGTGGTAGGTCTTCCCGCCGACCTCAACCGTATCGCTGCCGCTGCCGGACGTGCTGTATGTGTGCGCCGTCACGCGGACCTCTGTCACAATGGCGGACGTACTAACGTCACCGCCCGTATAGAGCCGGTTCATCGGAATTTCTGCCGGGTCGTTCTCCGGGAGCCGCCATACCTTGACGTTTCCGGAACCGCTGGTGTCCACAACCGCCCGCAGTGCAAACGCGACCTGCTGCAATGCCTCGCGGCGTGTGCAGTCTGCGATGTATCCGGTAAGCTTCTCGCTTTGCAGATCTCCCGAAAGTTCCAGATCGAAATGACCGCCGAGGATGCTTTCAAGCACCGTCTTTGCGTTGGCGTTCGTGTAGATCGCCGCCGCAAACGGGTCTTCGTCCAGAATACCCAGTGCATCAATGCAGGAAACGTTATAGACGTTCTTGCTCACGCGGGTCGATTCATCGATATAGAATGTACCGATTTTCGTCTTTCCGTTGTACGCATAGACCGGCTGTTTTTCCTGAAAGATGTAATCGATGTCTTCCTCACTGTCTAACGTGAAATCCAGTGTGTTGATTGCCAGCTCGTCGGATATGATGCTCAGTTCTTCGGTCGCCTCGACGCTTCGAAGCTCCTGCCGCTCAAACTCTCGCACCAAGCCGAACAGAATCAGCGAGATTTTAATGGGTCTATCTGGAAGATTTGTCTTGTTGAACTGAATCGTAACCTTGTTGTATAGCTCCACGGTCTTCTCGCAGAAGTAATTGCCGCTGTTCGGGAAGAACTTCTGCGTTGCCAGCTGCGTTGTGCCGTTGTACCATGTCAGGTTCAGGTCACTGCAATAATCCCCCGTTTCGCCGTCGAACTTGAAATAGATGCCAAGGGAAGTAAACTGTCCGTCCAGCGTGATTGTGATCGTCGGCGGGGTCGTAAACGTGCAGTCGTCCCCGCTCCGAGTCTTGGACCAGAAGCCCACCGGCTCGGATGCGGGCTTGACCTTCCGCGTACCGTTCAATACCCACTGGTTCTGTTCCGTCGTTGCAATCGGTCCTTCCAGCGCGCCAAACGGGAGCAGCGAGGTTTTTGAGATACCCATAGCCTCGCTTGTCTCCACGCTCGAAGCCACCGCAGAGCCGACAGCAACGTCTTCATATACGACTTTCACGCTCATGCCGGTGTCCTCTTCGGCTTCATCGCCACAAAATTAAATGTCAGGTTGCCCCATTCATTCCGCTGCCCGTAAGATGTCAGCAGTTCGTCGTCGCCGTTCGCGACATACGCATCAAAAGTAAGCACCGACTGCGCGTATGGGACGGTCAGTACATGACTATCAACCGGCGCGGAAATTGCTTCATAGAACCTGTCGTATTCCGCCGGGTCAGTCCCAACCGGATCAAGCTCCACGCTGTAGTTGTAAAACGTGCCGATGATGTCGCGCACCATCGCACCGGTCATCACGCGCCCTGCATTGTCGCCGTCCAAAACCGCGAAAGAGCGTTTCAGACTGGTTACATGCAGGTTCGGATACGCCGTGCCGTCGAGGGTCAAAACACTTGTCATGCCTTCACCCCCGCCAGCCTTACCCCTACACGCTGCGTTTCTTCGTTGTTCGCCTTATAGACAGCCCGTGCAAACTCTCTGCCGTTGAGCTGCAAGATGATCGTCTGCGACCGTCCGCCGGATTCATTCATAGCCTGCTTGAATGCCTGCACCATTGTCTCAAGCGGCGTTTCGATGTTCGTTCCGCTCTTCTGGTCGCCCAGCACCGCCATAAACTCCCGGTTTGGTGGGATAACTGCACCTTCGGCCAGGCGCGGAAGCGCTACCTGACTTACAAGGGGGATATTGATTCCGAAGGACTTGCCGCCGATAAGCGGCACCCATTCTGGAATGTCAAAGTGAATGGTATTCAGAGCGGAAATCAATAGGTTCACGCCATCAATGATGAAGTTGATTTCCGCTTCGATGATCGCCACAATGCTGTTCCAAATCCCCTTGAAAATTTCTTTGATGCCATCCCATGCCTTTGTCCAATCACCAGTAAAGACACCGACGACGAAATCAATGACGCCCTGCAGAATATCTTTGATGCTTTTGTAAAGGTCGGAAACATATTTTCCGTATGTCTGAAAAATCGCCGCAATGGCTGGGCTTTTCGATTGCAGCCATGTGATGAACATATTCCACGCGTCTTTGATGGAGTTCACAATGGCGCTCCACGTCTGCTTAAGACCTTCCCAGATCTGCTTGATACCTTCGCACGCCAGCTTCATATCCCCGGTAAATATGCCCTTGAAGAACTTCCCGAATCCATCAATGACGTTTTTCAGGCCGTTGATAAGCTCTTCACCGTGCCCAGTAAATGATACTAGCGCGACCAGAATCGCCACAATACTTGCAATAAGCAACGGAATCCAGCTGCCCGTTAAAATGCTAATGCCAAGCCCTGCCGCAAGCAAACCTGTGATAATAGTCAGCGTGTTTTCGAGATTAAACCCGTTTTCAATAACGTCCTTGATGCCGGCCACTAGCATTGCGAGACCGCCCACAACTAGCGCGATGGCTGCCGCAGTCGGCCCAAATGCCAACGCAAGCCCACCCGCGAGAGCGGCAAGCCCAGCGAACATCCCAAGAAAGTTTTGCAGATCAATGCCGTTATTCCACGCATCTAGCCAGAAGTATACAAGCGCAAACGCGCCGGCAACAGCAAGGGCAATACCCCAAATTTTGCTCAGGTCGTTTGTGAACAAGCTCGCGATTTTCCACGCAAGAAGCCCGGCGGCGATAGCGCCTACCAAGCCGAGAATGTCGTGGAGCTTATCCTCTGCCATGTCGAGATTCGAGAAGTCCGGCGCGATCTCCGTTGATGCCGCACCGCCAGCGCCACCCCCTGCCGCAGAAGCGGAATTATCGGTTAGCTGGTTGATCTCGTCAAAGCTTGCCATGCTCTTGCTTGCATCCTCTGCTGCTGAGCCGACACCCTCTAAAGCCTTTTGTTCTTCGTTTAGTCCTTGCGCAGCGGATTTCTGCGCGGACCAACTTTTGCCAGAAAGCATGCCGAAGAACTTTGCAATCGCCGTGACTACCTGTGTGAGGATATTCACCAGCTTTACAAAGACTGGTATCACCACTTGCAAAATTGGCTGGGCCAGCGTCAAAAACGCCGCCTTGAGCCGTGCAACCGCCGCCCGCGCTTCCTCGTTCTGCATGATGGTCTTCCCAAGCCATGTACGCAGGCTTTGCAACGCTCGAGTAATCAGAGAGAACACCAGAACGCGCTTAAAAAGCCCGGAAACACGCTTGCTGAACGTGTTCATGCTGTCGGAAACTTTCTTTGCGGCCAGCTCCATTCGAGCAGAAGCGTCACTCGCGCCAGTGATTTCTTTTGTCAGTTCGGCTGCGCGCTGCTTTGCGGTGTCCAGCGCCGCTGATTGCTCGTTTACCTTGTCTGTAATGCGGGCATATTTATTATCAAGGCTCTCAACGTCCTTGTCCTGCTGCCGCAGAAGCGCTTCCTGCTCTTTGATCTGTGCCGCAACTTCTGCCTGACGGCTGTAAGCCGAAATATACGCGTCCGGGGAGGCGGACACTTCGCCGGAAGTGATCTGACGCAGGCGTTCAGCTTCAGATCGAAGGGACTTGATCGCGGTTTCCGTCTGCTTCGCGGACTCCTTCGCCGCGTCAAGCTGGGCTTTGATGCCGCTTTGTTCGCCGGTGCTTTTATTCAGCTTTTCTTCCATACCGTCGATTTTCTTTGTCAGAGAATCGAGCTCCTTTTGTGCCTTCTTCGCGTCGATCTCCGCTTGCACGACGATTTTGCCATCTGCCATTTTCTCACCACCTTATTTTGAAATACCCCACGCGGCGAGAACGTCCTTTTCCGCCTCTGTGTACGTTGTTTTCAGGTCGATAACATCCCTGTTCCTCCGGTAAAACTCTCTGTCCTGCTTGTCCAGAGACTTCCCGTGTGCTTTTTTGTCGCGGATGCGAACCACCTGTGCAAAGAAGCAGTCCCCAATCTCGCTGTACCACGAAAGAAACGTCCACCAGTGGACATACTCGAGGGCCCGCACCTCGCACCCGGCGATGCGGTTAATGGGGGCAATGATCATGTTAAAATCCTGCTCCCAAGACATCAGAACTGGTTCGCGTTTCTTCTCCTTCCGCTCTTCTCCCCTGTCGATAAAACGGAAGCACTGATTCAGCGCCTCTTGATAGTCTTCTACGGGCATTTCGTCGAAGTCCGGATAAAAGATGCCTAAAGAAACAAGTGCCTTTTCCTGCTCGTCCAGATCGTTATCAACAAGGGCGGTGAGGATATCCAGCACCGCCCTATAGTCCGACTCGATCTGATATGTCGTCCCGTTGATCTCCGCAGACGTCGGAAGCGCGTAAATCAGCGCTTTCTTCTCGCCCATCTTTCCGTGTACTGTTTGACGCGGGCGTTCGTTTTTGCTTTTTGGACATCAAAGCCGGTATCCATCTGGTCAAGAACTGAAAGCATCAGGTTTGCCCACACAGGGAGACCATCCCCCAGCGCCAGAACATTCGTTTTGAATACATCGGCGCAAATTGGCTTTCCGAAGATTGCGTCGATTTTCTCGCGAATTTCCTTGTCGCACCGGCTGGCAAGTTCGAGAATCTTCTTGGCGTCGTTCTCGTTTTCGGTGCGCTTCGCGTATTCATGCTGCCGGGATTCCAGCTCTTCAAACAGGTCCCACAGCTTTTTTGCAAAATCACTGTCCGTCGGGCAGAACTCCACGCTCACGCCACCGTTGATCTGAAAAGACTGTACGCCGGTATCAAATCTGAGTTCAGACACGGGCTACACCTCCTTACGCCGCGTCTTCCGTAAATGTGACCGTGCCGCCGGTTCCTACCGCTGCCGTGCCCGTGGTTCTGTTGCCGCCAAGCGTGACGTCGATAGGCATGCCAACATAGCCGCCGCCTTCGCCGCCGAGACTCGAGGGCTTGACCATCGTCGCGTCGTACCGTTCGGCAAATACGGCCGTCTTAGCCGTGCCTGCGTAATGGTGGACGATAAGCACGTCCTGATTCGCCAGAGCCGCCGCGTTCTGATCTTTGACTGCAAGATTCCAGATCTTCGTAAGCGCAGCGTCGCCCGCGTCGAGTTCGCACGGCTCAAAGCTCTGCGTAATGATCGGCTTCTTCATTGTGGTTCTGGTCGTGCCGAGGATATCCTTGCTGGAATCCTCCTGCCAGTCGTATTCCATGCTCGAATCCGTGACTCGAGTGCCAAAAGGCGACCAAACCGGCGCAGTCGCGGAACCCGTGTTCAGGTACGCGATGAGTAATTCTCTGTCTACCGGCTGGCCGCTCGTGGTGTTAAAAGTAGTTTCTGCCATTTATATCACCTCATATTTCATCTTCATTAAGATTTGATGGTCTTCCGAACCGTCCTTGTATGGGTAAAGTAACGCCGCGCGGCTGGATACATCCATGCGCCGGACGCGGATTCCATCGCCCAAAGACGGATAATTCTGCATCGCCCAGTCTCCGAATCGGTTCAGCACTGCGTCCGCTTTCAGGCGCTTGTCGTTGCTGCTGCCCGGGAAGATACGGGCGATAATTTTGAACTGGTATTCTGCTTCATGCCCGCCCAAGATGTATTTCTGTGTGATGTATGTGCCTGGAATCACGGACAGAGCCACGCTTGCGGAATCAGCGGCGAGAAACTCATAATTGATGGTTGCAGCCGGGAGATCGTCATCCGAAAACGAGTTTGCCCATACCATCATTTTTCTGGATATGTCCTGTTCTTCCTCGGAAGAAACAAGCTTTTTTTCTTTTTCAGAGCCCATTTTTCACCGCCTTGTCTGCGACTCGAATCCATTTGTCTAGGTTTTCAGCCTTGGACGCTTCGAACCAATGTGATTGTGCCTGCGAATGCCCAGACGTGTTAAACACAAGGTTTTTATCGGTCAGAACCTTCGTCCCGCCCTTCGGCGCGTAAGTGCTGCCGGTCTCTGGGTCTATCATGACTTTTCCGTAGTATAGGAACCGTGCATACGGTCCAGGATAGATGATCGAGTCACCGACGACCTGTGTCCTTTGGTCCAGAGATCCCGTCAGGAACGGTACAAATGGGCTTGTGTCCTTTTGCACCTGAACCGCCAGCGCGTGCTCTGCTTTGGAACAGGCCTGCGCGATCTTTTCCTGCAGCGCGTCAAAGCCTTCGGCCTTTACACTGAATTTCAGCATGTCAGGCCCCTCCAACCTCAAAGTGCTGCATGGCCGCGCTTCCGAAGTCCTTCATATCGACCTTTGTGACCTTATAGACATCATCATAAAGCATCTCGATCATCTGTTCGGTTTTATCCGGCTCGACCACTTCGCCCTTTACAAAGAAAGTCGTGCCGCCGTTTCCGTCCGTGGAGAGCGTCCATATCCCGCTCTTGTCCGCCGCACGCCAAAACTCCTGCGGCCCGACGTATCGCTTCTCTTGACCCGTCACGCCGTCCACAGCCAGAGAAGCAAACGGAACGTAGAGATTTACTGCATCCGCTCCCTCAAGCCCGCTCTCGCGGACGTTGACGGCCTTAGACGCTTGCAGCATCACACCGCGAATCACTGTGATATAGCTTTTCTGCGTGTCGTGGAAGGTCTCCTGGTCTGTTTCCTGTGTGACGTTGTAAATGGTTACGATGTGGGGTGCGTACATGGGAAACACCCCCCTCTGTAAAGAAGTCCTGTGTGTGCCAGATACTCACGGACGATGCTTGCAAGATAAGCCTTTGCTTCGGATGCAGCCTTCAAAGCCGCGACGGATGAATCCCCTCCGCTTCGGAGCGTCCTAGAGTATCCGCCTACAGTCTCGCTCTGCAATTCTCCTTCTTCAGATGCAAGCCCGGCGGATACATTCTTTCTGGCAAGCTCCTGCGCCGTGTCAATCAGCATGTACTGATCAACAAGAGAGCAGCAGCACATTTTCACCGCGTCCAGTTCTGCGTAGTCCTTCGCACGGTTTTGCGTGTAATAGTCGAGGAAGGAGCTGGCGCGTGTCGCCAATCTGCAAAAGCTGTCAGCGTCTACCGTTCCCCTGTAAACATCACAGTAATACTCATAATCTGCGTAGATCATCGCGTCAGCTCCTTTCTATTACGAACCTACCGTCACAGTTGCCGTTCCGGTCTTCGTGCTGTCCTGCTTGGATTTCGCGGTAACGGTAATGCTCGTGGACGTCTCGTTGGAAGCGACTGTCAGCACACCGCCTTCCGTGATAGAGGACTTCGCGCCGTTCTGGCTCCACTCGACATCGCCGCTCACAATGCCTTCACCTGCGACGGAAGCGGAGAACGCCTTGCTCGATCCCTTTTTCACGGTTGCAGTAGCCGGGGATACAGTCACCGTAGATACCGTGCCTGCCTTGCCATAAACCGAGAATGGGAACGGGTTGGGGATGTCAACATTGTAAGCGTTGACCGGGTTCGCGATTTCCCAACCGAGACGCATGACCGCACGGAGAGCGACCATATCGTTCTGCATGAGGTTGTAGGTGATTGCCTTCGTGCTCGGGTCCTGAATGACACCCTCGGTGAAGATCTTAAAGGTCATGTCCTGACGGATGGCGTATACCAGCTGTGTCCAGTCGCCGACGATCATCTGCGCCTGTGCCGGGTCAAATGCGCCGTTCATCGGGAAGTACATATCCATACCATCCAAACCATAGCGCGTTGCGCCCTGCATGTCAGACTTGAAAATGGGCTGACCGGTCGTGTCCTTCAGCCCGCGCAGCTTGCCACGCATTTGAATCGCAGACATAACGCCATTCGGGTTGAAGCCGTCAAGCTCTACCTTCGCGATAAGACCGCCTTCGCCCATGATGTCGGTAAATACATCAGAGCTTGCCGCAACTCCGTTACCAGCAGCGATAGCGGAAGGAACGACGCCGTCGCGCCAAGTAGTAGGCTTGTTCGTACCAAACAGGATGGCAGCGTCAATGACCTTGCCGAAAGCTTCGGTCAGTCTGGGTCTTACCTCGCCCCAGATGTCATAATCTGCGTCATCCAGTGCTGCTTCGGGGATGGGGACGATAACCGCGATTTCCTCGGCATAGATTTTCTTCTTGTCCCACGCCATCTTCGTGGTCTGCTTGAAAGCCTCACCGGCTCCGATATCGGTTGCTTCTCCGTTGACGAAGTACGCAGAGGGAAGCGCGTCGAGGACGTTGATGGTCTGCGTCTTGCTGGACATATTCGCCAGTCTCTTACCCATGCGAAGGACTGCGGATTCCGCGATAGCGCCCTGCATGATCTCGCGGGTTACGGGTTCCGGGATAAGCCCGGAAAGTGCATTTCTGTCAATAATATTCGGCATATGATTCTCCTTTCGTTATCTACGACCGCCCCGAATCAGGGCGTTCATTACGCTGTTTACATTTGTTTCTTTGGTTCCACCACCTGCCGGTGCTGTCCAGTCGAACGTCGCCTTCTTGCGGTTCGCTGTAAGCTCGTCGACAGCCTGCTCGAACGTGATCTTGTCGGTGACCATCTTTGCAGCCTTGAATGCGATAAACTCAGCGTCCTCGCCGCTCAAGCCCTTGCTCAGGACGTATTTGTCCCGTTTGAGTTGTTCGGCTTCAGCCTGCAATGCAGTCAGTGCCGCCTTGCTGTCTGCAAGGTCTTTCGCCTGTTTTGCCTGCCGTTCCTGTTCGGTCTGCTGGCTGTCTTTCCATGTCCGGTATGCGGTGATCTCTTCCTCGCTGGGGTATTTCTTCCGTTCTCTGTCAAGTCTCGACTGAATCATCTTGTCAACGTCGGCCTGCGTGAACGTCTTTTCCTGCTCTTGCGCAGTGTTTTCCGTGCCCTGCACGTTGGTTTCTTCTGCCATAAAATTCTCCTTGTTTAACGACCTGTCGGTCAGTGTTGATAAATAAAAAGAGCCAGCTGACCACAAATCGTAGTCAACTGGCTTCATTCAGCCCATCCCGGCGAACATTTACGCCGTGGGAATTTATTCAGTTTTCAGCCGTTTTCGCTGGATCGTCTGCACAATGATGTTCCCATCCTTATCCCGCAGGAGTTCCACACGGAAACCGGACGCAAGCGCCCGCTCGATGGCGGTTTTCAGTTTTTCGTCGATCATGTGAGCACCTCGATGCGGTCAATTTCATTCTCGGAGAAGCCGATTAAGAAGCCTTGCTCATTTTCGACATCAAATTCCAGAAATTCGTTCCCGTCATCATCGTAATCGTAGTCGTATCCGAAAAGTTCACCGACGGTCACAATTCCGTCCGAAAAGACTTTGATTTTCTTTCCAAAATAGATTTCAGGATCATCGATTTTCATTTCTTCCACCTCCCTGAGAACGGAACGGCATGTGTGCCTGTGCTGCTATAATGTATTTTCATACTTCTCGCAGCAATTATATCGCCTTTTTTGTTTATCGTATAGCCAATTTCACGCCCGGCATCAACAATTTCAGTGTGTTTCCATTGAGACAAGTCTTTTGTCAGATTTATCCGTCCACTCCCGGCTTTCGCCGTGATGACGGATTGCAGTTCTTCGAGAGAAATGGTAATAACGCTTCTGCCTTCGATTGCCGTCCCCGCCATATGCCGCGCTTGTTTTTCCGGATTGATCATCAATGGATATTCTCCATTTTTGATTGCCTGCCTGATAGGAGCTTCCGAAGCTCGCCGCGCTTTTAGCGCCTGCACGGCGGTTTCATTCTTTGCATCATCGTACAATACCTTCAATCTTTCCTTTTGCTCTGGAAGCCCTGCCGCTTCGCTGAAATCCTTATACTTCGCATTCAGCCGCCGGAGCTTGATGTTCGCAGCCTGCGCTTCCTCTGTAAGCCCGCTATTCTCATAGCCATCTTTCAGTCTCTTCTGCGCGCGGATCTGCCGTTCAATCCTCCTCTGCATCTGCGTTGCTTCATAGGCAGTATACTTCTTCCCGTCGAACTCGCAGCCAAGCCCATCATCGATATGCTTGAGCTGCTCATCTGTGTAAGTCCGCTCGGAAACGCCGGGGATGAACGGATATTTGTGGTGCCGGCAGTTGGCTCCGATCAATCCATCGACATATCCATAGCCGGTAGTCTCCACAAGGTCATCGTAAAGGCCCAGCGGGTCAGGTTCGCCGCTTTCGCTCTGGTAATAGACTTTCCCTTGCCAGTCCTTGTGGCTTGACCACGGCGAAGCACCCGGCTTGTCACGCGCCCCAGAGTGCGCAGACACTTCAAAGTATCTCGTATCAAGGTATTCTGCGCTTTGGTTCGTGTACTGGTCGCAGATCTGATTCACGCCAGTCATGACAGCTCTCCGAACAGCAACGTCGATGTGGCCAACGTGTCCGCTTTCGTAATTCACAACTTTCAGACCGCCTGCAAGCTGCTGAACAGCAGACTTGATCGCCTGATTGTAGCTGATCGCCCCGCTCTGAATCTGCATAACAGCAGAATCCAACGCCCACTGATACGCACGAGCGGGCGGAAGCATCGTCCGCCCATTGTTTACCAGAAAGCCCATAGACTGCGTGATATTTCGCAACGTTTGCCGAGTTTGTTCGTAAACCGCCCACGTGTCTTCTACGCTCACCAGCGTTTCAGGCTGTGTCAGCCCTGCCATGTCAATAACCGCTGTGTAATACTTCTGGTTTCTGGCAATAACATCATCAAAAAGCTCCTTGAGCTTCTTTTCACTGATTACAGAAGTCTTGCGGATTGCTTTTTCAATCTCCTTCGTGTCGATACCATGCGAACGAAGAGACCGGATTGCCTGAACAGTCACTTCGTTCAGCTGGTCTTTCAGCGCAAGCCTACTGCATATTTCATCGAGAAGCGTATCTTCCAATCCTCGGAACAGTTCTGCCAGATCCTCTGGGAGCGCATCAAGGAGTTCTGGGGTAAATGGATACCGGCTCATCTTTCACAACCCCAAAAGTCCCAGTGTTTTCTCCAAATCCCATTACTCGACCTCCTTTTCTTCCTCGGTTACCATGTCCTGCGCCTTCGGCAGCGCCGCCTTTGCGGTCGCCTCGTCCTCATTCATCCACTTCATGCGGAACTCCCAGTCGTTCATGATGCCTGCGCTGAGAAGCTGCATATCGCGGGAGAAGTCTGTAGCTTTGTCTTCGATGATGGAATCGTCAAAGTCAATGCTGATCTCCACGTCTTCATTCAGACCGGCGTTCATCGCAGTATTCCCCAGCCGAAGCAGGATGCGACACAGCTCCACCAGTGCTTGCTCCAGCACTATCTCATGCTTTTTGATTGTGCGGAACATGGTGGAGTTTTCGCTAATGACCTGCGTGGCCGTTGCTACGCTGCCGCCGTCAAAGCGATAATAGGTTTCGCCGAAGCCGCATTTGCTGGAAAGAACGTTCAGTTGGTCTTGCAAGCCTACATTCAGCTGCTCAGTTCTGAGTGTCGGAGAAATCGTCTCTACCACGTTCCCTTGCTGCGTATCCTCCGGAAGCAGATAGAAACGCCGGTCATTGTCATCAAGCGTCGGTTCATCGTCTTCCCACCTTGTGGCGGGCATTTTGACCATCATCATCATCGGGCCGTTTTCGAACTCGTTGACGTAGCAGTCATAGGCACAGTCAACGCCGCGCAGAACGTCGATTGCATTTGCATACACAGGGATACCAACCGGAAGCAGGTAGTCAAGATTGTTTGCGATGTTCGGTCTGTCGATGACGAACTGTCTCTTGTCGCTTCCCGTATGTACCACAGGTGGGATTCGCTCAAAGCCCGGAACATCCGTCAAAAGCGCATCGGCAAGCGTTTCGTTTTCGTATCGGTAAATGCTGTTCTCGATGACGTAAAGTCCGTTTTCGTCTTTCCGGTGAATCTGCAAATACAGATAGTTTTTTCCAGCCCGTGTGACCACGCTGTCAAAAGCACACTCTGAAATAAAGCCATTCTGCCAAGCCAGCGGAAAAATGTGCTCAATGGTCACATAGTCAAGAGCGATACCGGAAACATCGCCCGGAACGGTCTCTCCGCTCTCGTTGACCGCTTGGCCGACCACACGAGGGATATACGCTACAGTTCCGAGTGCAGATTTCATTTCCTGCATTTCGTTCGCCTTGACCGTGAAGTTGTTCTCCGTCAGGACGCTATCAACGAACGCCTGTTCTTTCTGCCCCTCAAGTGTGATCTGGACTTTCTCGTTCATCAAGAGGTTCGCCCAGTCCTCACAAACCTTTTTCGCCATGCCGAGACTTGCACGGTTGCACTTTGTCCACTTATGTCCGTTATATCGCCGGTACTGATGGAACCCCTTGACTTTGCCGACGTACCACGACTTCCAAAGGGACACGTATGTATAGAATTCCTCTGGGATTGTCGTATACCCGAGTTCCTTTAATTTATCGATAACCGTCATGCAATAACTCCCATTCTACGGCTCACAGGCTCTAAGGCGTACCTTGTCGCATCAATCAAATGATTGTTTGCGTCCGGGTATCCGCTGATTATATCGCCGTCTTTGTTTCTCTCATATTCGTAGCCCACGAACTCATCGTAGGCATGTGGCGTCCGTTTTCTATCAATGACAATCGTTCTTCTCTGCAAGAACTTCATGCCGTATTCGACCGAGCCGGGTCCCTTGACCGCCTCATACGCAGGCAATCCCATTGCCCGTAAGTCAGCCACGCTCTTTGGCTCCGCGCTGTCACAGATGACGCGCTCATTGCCATATCCGCGCTGTTTGATTATCGTCGCGCTCTGCTCGTTCGAAAGCTTATTCTGGTATATCTCGTCAAGCAGGTAGATTGTTTCCCTTGCTTTGTCGTAATGCAGCCGGATAAACGCAAACGGGTCTGGGAACCATCCGAAATCCACGCCCTGATAGATTTTATCGAATCTGGAAACTTCTTCGTCCGTGATCTCCCGAAGTTCGAGCCTGTCAAACACATTGCCGCCGGTGCCGACCGGGATACCGAGGTATTCATGCTGATATGCCCGCTCGTCAGTGGCTTTCAGGTGTTCAGCCTCGTCAATAAACTGCTGCCCCAGCCACTCTGGCGGTGCTTCAAGATACGTTGACTTATGGCAAAGTCGGTCAGCGCGTTCCTCTAAGCTATCTTTGTTTGCCCAGTTGTCCCGGCTGATCGGCGGGTTATAGCTTTCAAAGTTCCAGAACTTAGATCCGCCGCGCATTGTCGACTGCAGAATCGTTCGTATTTCGGCACGGCCGGCAAACTGGTCTTTTTCCTCAAAGTGCGTAACAGCAATATAACCAAACGGCACCTTGATAGACTTGATCTTCATCGGGTCGTCAGCGCCGCGAAACATGATCTTCTGGCCTGTCGGCTTGTAGATCAGCTCCATCGGGGAGACTTTGGCTTCCCAATACGCCGCCATGCCAAGCTCGCCGATTGCCCATATGTACTGCGCATAAACGCTATCGCGTATGGTATTCGCAACCTTTCGCAGCACAAGCGCGTGCGTGTTTGGGTTGTTTATCAGCAGCAGGGGAACTAGCACAGACACAGTGGAGGACTTCAACGACCCACGCCCGCCACTAAAATCGTAGTGCGTGTGACCGTGCTGAAACACGTCACGCGCCACACCGTAGAACGCAGAGCCTATTTTTTCAGACAGGCGGATGTCAGACATCAAATATCACCTTGACGCACTCCGTGTTGATGTTTTGCTCCACAACGTCTTTCTGATCGAGGTACTGTTTCCCGAGCCAGATAGCCATAGACGCATTCTTTTCAGCGAGTCTCCATTGCATTCTTCGCAGTGATATTTTCCCTTTACCTCTTTTTTTTGCGAATACTTCGGAAAAATGCTCGCCATAGGTTCTCTTACACCAGGAATCCAACGTTTTATCCGTAACATCTAGCGCATCGCAGATCTCAAGCAGGGTACATTGCAGACCACAAAGGGTCTCGAACTGCTTCATGTCTATTTCTTTTCTCGGTCTCCCCATAACCGCCCTCCTTTCTCCTCTGGCGTTTGATAAACTTCTCCATGTCCCGCTTCAAATACGGGCTGGTTGTTTTGTCAATAATTCCCTGTGCCTCTTCAACCGTCACTCAGAAGCACCGCCTTATCCCCTGTGAACTTCTCCCAACGATCAATGATTACATCGGCATACTTTGGGTCAAACTCCATGCAATATGCATGCCTCCCGTTCTGCTCCGCTGCCATGATCGTTGTGCCAGAGCCAGCGAACAGATCAAGAACATTCTCTCCCGGCTTGCTGGAACATTGCATCTGGTAGTCGAACAGTTTAATCGGCTTCATGGTCGGGTGCTCCGCAGACTTTACCGGCTTATCAAAATTAAGCACCGTTGTCTGCTTTCGGTTTTTGAAGAAGTAATGCTTCTTGCCTTCCGTCCATCCGTAAAGGCACGGTTCATGCCCTTCCTCTTCGATTTCGCTCTCGCCATAGAGGCAAGGTTCATGCTTCCACTGGAAATCCTGTCTCCCCATCACAAGGGAGTTCTTCACCCAGATCAGGCACTGTCTGACGCGCAGCATCGCGTCTTTACACGCACCGCGAAAGTTATACCCTTCACTGTCTGCGTGCCAGATGTAGAACGGGGCACCTGGTTTCATGACCATTGCTGCATTGGAGAAGGCATCCGTCAAAAATCGCCTGAATGCTGTATCTTCCATGTTGTCGTTTTTGATTTTACCGGCGGCGCCCTGATAGTCCACATTGTACGGCGGGTCCGTGAGAAGCAAGTCCATCTGTGCCCCCCCTACGAGCTTCTGTACGTCTGTCAAAGACGTGCTATCCCCGCACATAAGGCGATGATCTCCAAGCTGATATACATCGCCAAGTCTGCTCTTAGGCTCTGCCGGAAGAACAGGATCATAATCATCCTCCACAACGGAATCGTTCAGCTCGTCGCGAAGTCCCCAGTCAAAGTCAAAAGCCGACAGGTCAAGCCCCGGCAGTTCGACCGACAGCAGGTCAAAGTCCCAGTCGCTCTCGTTGCTTTTGTTATCTACCAGCCGCAGGGCGTTCACTTGCTCCGGTGTCAGATCATCTACGCAGACGCACGGCACTTCTTCCATGCCCAGCTTCTTTGCCGCCAGAGCGCGGCAATGACCGATTACAATCACACCGTCCCGATCAACTACAATCGGCTGAACAAAGCCGTACTGCTTGATGCTTTCTGCAACGTTGTTGATCTGCCGTTTATCGTGTTTCTTTGCATTCTTCCCATAAGGCGTAATGCTATCTAATTTCAAGCTCTTTACTTCCATTTCATCCCTCCTTATTCACCCTTCCAATCTTCCTTTTCACGCTCCACCGGATTGCGGCGTCCGGTGGAGCTAAGAAAAAGGAGGTTCCGCAGTACGCTGCGTAGCCGTAAGAAGGATGAAAGCGCAGAGGATACACCTCTACGCTCTCAACGATACACTATGTTTAAGGCTCTCTTACGCAAACTTTTGAATATAAACCACGTTTTTCTGCCACCAAGTAGATAAACTGCCTATGCCATTCCTGAGCGGTACGCTCCGAAACATATACCACCATAGCAGCGCCCTGTAGGGTATGTGTACGCTTCCAAAGAACCAAATCTATGAGCCGGAGGCGTTCCGACCCGTCGATAAGCTGTTTTGTTTCCTCGATTGCAGCTTCGACAGCAGAGATTTCATCCCGCGTCATAAGCGTACCGCCCTTGTAGCTTCGTACCATCCATTTTGCGTAGCCCCACCACCCATAGCGCGGTTTGCTCACCCTATCAGCCCCCTTACTCTGTTCCGTCCAATATTTTCTTGATATCCTCTGCATTGATTTTGACAATATCCATTACAACGTCGCTCATAATGTTAGCGGCAAAAATAGCTTTGTCCTGCCCCGTCGAATTGAAATATCCCGTCTTTGTTGTCCCATCCTCCGCAGTAGCAACAATGCAGATCGATGAGGGCTTGAAATCTAACACAGTTTTTAGGGATTCTTCCAGCCAAGTGGAGTATTCCTGTTTTGTAATATCCCCCATCATCTGCCCGAACTCCCGAACCCATTGTCCCCGCGTTCCGTCTCCTCGAGCGAGCTGACCACTTCCAGTTCCGGCAGGATGCAGGGCAGTATAACAAGCTGCGAGATCTTATCGCCCCTACAGACCTTGTAGGGCTTGCTTCCGTGGTTGTATAGCTTGACAATGATGCTTCCGGTGTAGCCGACGTCGATGACCCCTTCGCTGGTGATTCCGTGTTTGACATTCAGACCGCTTTTGCTCTTGAGAAATCCCACGGTGTTTTTGGGCAGCTGGACATGCACGCCTGTATCAAACAATTCGCTTTCTCCGGGATAGATGTAAACGTCGTCGCTCGCCGAATACAGGTCTAACCCCGCATCGTATTCATGCGCCCTTGTGGGCATGAACGCCAACAAATCTAAAACAATTTTCATTTTTCCCACCAATCCTTGATTGTATCGTTCCGTTCGAAAAACGGCTGAAAGAACGGACCGCAGAGCTTCTTAAGACTCGAGTCAAGCCGGTGAATTGCATCGTCGGATTCCTTCTTGCCCAGCCATGCCACGCCGTATTCTGCGTCAAGCTGCTCCATTTTGTCCAGAAGTTCCTTTGCCTTCGCCGGGCTTTTGAGCATGCCCAGTTCATGCGCCGCCACAAAGAAAAGATCTACCACCTTCTGCTTTCCTGCCTCCATACCGGCGGCAAAATAAGCCTTGTTGCTTCTGCGAATACGCTTTGCCAGATCGTTCATTGCACTCATAGCTGTATCCCCCTTATGTACTTATCAAAATACGTCACTGCCACCGCCATCGCCGCCCACATATCCGCTGCGAACCCGTAAAAGAAACCGGGGTTCTTCTTTGTTCCTTTCCCATAATTCGGCTGGCCGGGCGCGTAGCGGTCGACGAGGGCTTGTCTGATGTTCGCATCCTTCGCCGACGCTCTGCCACATAAGTAAAGCTTTTCTTCCCGGCGGAAGATCTTCTGTATCTGGTAGCACCGCTGGAAAAGCTCGGCATATTCCCAAAATCGCCCGATCCAAAAGCAGGTGTCGAACACTTCCTGCCCGACCGGCATACCCATTCCGGCAACCATTTCGATTGCCAGGTGCTGATACTCCCGGCAGAGAACGGGGAATATCTTCCCGTTCGGAACTTTACCAACGTCCAGCACCTTCCGGATTTCCTTCCCGTCGTGCTCCACCAGCACATAGCCGGATTGGATGTTGCCGGGGTCAATCGCAAGAATTGTTCCCACCTTGCAGCCTCCTTCCGGTCTCGCACGGCTTCATCTCGTCGCAATCACCGTATTTCGCGCAATGTGCTGCAAACAGCCCCTTGAACTCCGGCAATTTGTCGATTACAAGGCAGCACATCATTTTCACAGCCTCGCGCGTCTCCTTTGCCGCCAGCCTGCAAAGCCGCTTTTCTGCAATGGTCATCAGCTCTTCGGCATTCATGTACCAGATCATGTCTACCGGCGCGTCCTGCCGCGCTGCGTTCCGATCGTATTCGTCCTGCCGGTCGTTGCGCTGGCTGCGGATAAACGGCTGTGCGTGGACGTGGCGGGCTAAATGAGTGCTTACCCAGTACGGCACGCCCTCAAGATAAAACGCAAACTGTAACGTCCGAATGGGGCTATGCCGCGCCCGGAGAATGGCGTGTTTCCACTCCATGTCCGGTGCTGTTTTCATCTCTTTGCCGATGGTAACCAAAGCGCACTGTTTTGCAAGCGCCCAGTCCTCATCGGTTGGATATTTCAAAAGTGTAATGTTCATTCTTCCCTCCGGTCTCCGTAGCTGCAATACCCGTCAGGCTCCGGGTCTGAAAGCCCTCTCCGATCTGCGCAGTACGGGTCATTTTCTTCGTTCCGACGGAAATTCTTGCAATATTGGCAACGCACGACCGGTTCAGCGTCTACCGAGGGTGCATATGCAATCAGCTCCTGAATTTTCTGTCGCGCTTGGCTCAACATTACGCGCGTGATAACATTCTCGGTTTTGCTCCGATCTTCCATGTACTTTTCTTCTGCTGCGTCGTATAGCCGGTTCGCATCAATCAGCCACATTATTGCTACCTCCTGTATTTGTCTGATACTCGCCGTGGCTGCAAAAATCATCAGGTCTGCAATACGGCAGCATATATTTTTTTGCAATCGTAGCATCCGCCAGAAAGGGGTGCCCCAAGGTGTCTACAGTATTTGCAACGCACCACCTCCGCAACGTCGGCGGCGGGCAGTCTCTTGATAACGTCCATCGCTGCGTAAGCATAGTTGTTGCATAGAACTTTCAACGCATCCTCGCGCCGGATAAAATCAGCCATAAAGCATACATCCTGCAATAACTTCGTCCATCCCATCCGGCAAGGCGTGGAATGGGTCGATTGTTCGTATAATTTTCAGCCGCAAGAGCCTTTCTGCCTGCCGTTTGGTCAGCCGCTGCTCCCGCTTCTTCGGCGGCAGCTCGCCTTTTGCCGCCGCAATGGCGGTCGGGTTGTGCTTATGTTGACCCATCGCTTACCATCCTTTCCAGCATCGACCTTGTTTCACACATCGCCGTGATATACCCTTTGCAAAAGCTCATCATCATTAGGTTGTTGGTACTTTCGTGCCGCCTGTATCTTCCTTCTGCATCTTCTATATGGTCTTTTACCATCTTTAGATGCACTTCCAGCGCGATGTTTTTTGCTGCAAGAAGCTTGTTTCCCAGCTTGCGCGGTCCGATACTCGGTGCGCCTTTTACTTTGTTTTCCACGACCTCCAGCACACGCGTGATCGTTTCTGCATCCAAGACATCGGTATTCCAGCAGCTGATGTTCTTGTAATCTTCTATCGTTTCAAGCAGCCACGCGCTGCTGATATACTTTTCAGTCATCCTTCTTGCCCTCCTCTACACGCGACTTAAGCCATTCTTTGATTTGCATCGCGCAGGAGCAGCAAAGCTCAATATCAGGTGATTCCCCACGGAACGTGCTTCGTACGTTTACATACGTCGCAGAGCTTGTTGGGTTTATCTCCGCCCCGCAGCGGTCACATACTCGTTTCGTTGCCATCCTTCTTGCCCTCCATCTGTTCAAAGTAAAACGTGATCGGTTTCTCTTGCTCAATGACATTCCCATAAATGACCCCTACTTTGTAGATGTAGTTTTCTCGGAGCTTTCTGGGAATTTCCGCGATATAACGCCGGAACGTTTCCAGAGAATTTGCCCGCTTGTAGTGGTTGCACATTCGGCATGCTGGCATGAGGTTTGAAATATCATCTGTTCCGGCTTCTTCAATACCCCACGCTCGCAGCGGCAGGAAGTGGTCGACCTGCATGTCTCGGATGTCGATAGACCGTCCGCAGTAGGCACAGTGGCCGTCATACTTCGCATAGACCGCTTCCCGTTTTTTCTTGCTGAAGCTCATACTCCGTCCACTCCTTCAAAATACCGTGTCCGTTCTTCCTGCGTAGGCCAGTCTGGGTCGAGGCAACGCTTGCGGCGGTTCCTTTTCCATCCGCTGTAAATCTTCGCATCGCGCCCGTCGATGGTGTACCCAACGCCGCGTTCTGCCCGGTTGTGAACCAGAAGTGGTCGCGGATAATTCGGATTTCGTGCCCTCAGAACCTCATACTCGCCGACAGGTTCTTCGAGTTTCCAGCCACTTTGCTTCAAGTATGCTCTGAGGTCGGACAGCATCCCGTGTCTGACCGTCAATCTGTTCTTCATCTGCTACTCCATTTCCTGCAAAGCCTTCTCGGCTTCTTCGCGGCTTAAAAATACGGTCTTGCCGAAACCTCTCAACGATACGTCGTATTCTCGTTCCGGGGCTCCTATTGGTGCAAAAGTAACAAACCCAATATTGCCCACGACGATCTGCTTTACCTTGCACTCACACACGTATTTACTTTTGGTGTCCAGACGCGCAAATACCGTATCGCCCACCTTGCACGGCAGCACCACCACGCGCCCTGCCTTGTCGGCTTTGTAGAGTTCGCGGAGGCGCTCAACCTCCGACGTGTCATCCGAAAACGCCATCTCGATAGTTTTCTTTGCCCACGCAGCTTTCTCTGGTGTTTGCACCGCGTCCTCGAACTGTTTGAGCCGCTCCCACACCTGCTTCTGCGTGCAGGTGCCGCTCTGCCGGCACGCCGAGTCTCGGCACTGCGCAATGTCGCAGAAGTTTCCATCAAACGTCAGTCTTTCCATGTCTGTTCCTCCACATAGCACCAGCTCTGCGGCGGGCGCCGAATCTGCAAACTAGCATTGCCGCAGGTCCCGTTATGCTCACAGTACATAGCGCAGCTCTCACACCGCCAGTCATTTTTGCATGCCCGTCTGAAGTCGTCCAATTCGCGCGGCGTATCGTAGATTTTCAGGTCGGAGATATGCCAGCCGTAGCCGATGCCTTTCAGGTATCGTGCGATTTCTTCTTGCGTTAAGCAAGCTTGCTGTTCCGCGTCATCTGGCGCGTGGTTTAGTGGCGCAAGTTCGTAGATTCGGTCGCAGATAAACTCTCCAAAGACTTTTTGGCGCTTCCCCCATGCATCGCAGATCGAGCCTTCGTCAGTTTTGATAAAAACTGTCTTCCCGTGATAAATTTCCCCGTAATTTTCGTCGCCATCTCTTAGGACGCCAATGAGCCGTTCCCTTGCCTTTGTGCAGTAGATATAGCACTTAAACGGCGTTTCCAGTTTCGGCTTGGTCTTTCTGACTTCAATGGTCTTTTCTCCGCTGGCGATTTTCGCACACCATGTCGGCTTGATGCTGATTAAAACAGCTTTCATGTCTTTTCTCCTTCCTCCGGCGCTTCCGGCAGCGGCATCCAGTGGGTGACTACGCTGCCGATGCAGCCCCGCATTCTCGGCGGTCAGGCGCTCGATGAGGGCGAGCGCGTATTTGCACAACGTCTCAACGCAAGAGATCTCTTTTCCGTATAGCTGGCAGTCTCTGCACGGGTGGCCTTCGCCGCAGATATGCAGCGCCTGCGCGATTTCCTTGTCTGTCATAGCGCGTCCTCCTCCCGCTCAAAGCGGATTTTCATTTGTGCGGGGCAAAGGTCGACCTCTGGGCGGCGCTTGCCTGTCCAGCGAAGCCCGCCAGCCTGTCCGACGCACTTCCATCCAGCCGCCTTTAAACTTGTCCCCGGCTCCGTATCCAGAATGTAAGTAATCAGTTTGTGGTAGCCCATCGCCCGGGCGGCGCGCCATGCAGCGGCATACAGAATAGAGCAGGCATTTCGAGTTCCGTCTGTACAACAGCGGTTTACCTCAAGCGTCCATCCATCATCCAGATACCGCGCAACCGGTCTGCCGACGATTGCAACACCTACGATTTTCTCTCCGTCTGTGCAGCCGATGGAAAATTTATGTCCAACGACCGGCTTATGATGGCGGTGATGCTCTGCCACAAACGCGTTTGCCTCTGCCAGCGATACCGGGCAAATATCAAGCATCTGCCTTGCCTCCTCCCTCTGGCGCTTCCGGCGCTCCTCGTAATATATCTGCAAACTTCGGCGCGCTCGGCAGCGGCATCCAGTGGGTAATCAAACCCTGCGGAACCTCCCAGTTGCAACACTCCCAACCGATCCCCGGAATATACCGAGCCGCATCCACGATGCTTCCGCCTGCGTCCTTAAAAGCGATAAGGTATCGCTTAAGATGATCTGCCGGCAGCCTGTCATCTACGCTGACCCACTGCGGCACTTTCTCCCGCAGCGCCGCATTCTCGGCGGTCAGGCGCTCGATCATGGTGATAGCTTCACCCGCCAGCCGCTCCGTGCAACGCACATACTTCATTTGTGGGCAAAGCCCGCAGCCCTTCTCTATATGCGTCGCGCAGATACGCAGTACCTGTATAATTTCCTTGTCTGTCATATATCCTCCATTCCTTCAAAAACCATTTGTCCCGGCAAAACGCCGTCCTCCATCCACCAGTGCATCACATCCCCACCTGTTTGCCAGTCGCAAGGCAAGCCTCGCTTTTGCCGTTCCGCAAGCATCCTGTCAAACGCCCGGACATACGCAGATTTTATTTTCGGGTAACGCTTAAACTGCGCATATCGGTGTTTCCCAGCCATCGGGCAGCCGATGCACCCCACGCGCTTCCATCCGCATTCATACAGCGGATTCATGCAGATTTTTTCAGAAGAAGCGTAGTCCAACACGTCAGATTCCGCCCAATCGATGATTGGATTGATCGTCCGCGTCCCCTTGAGCTGGCAGTTTTCCATCATCATTCGGCTTTCGTCGTTGTCATTCATAAGCGTCAGCCGCTTGTCCTTGCTCTTATGCATTGCTTCCATAACGCCGCGAGATTTCCGCTTTTGCGATTCCGCCCAGCGAACGCCTGTTGCAATCCATCGATTCCGCGCGCTCGTCTCTTTGAGTTCTGCGCAACAGTACCGCACCAGCCGTGTCGGCGGCATGAGCTTGCGCGGGATCAGATTCCACATCGTGGTTCGCGTTCCGTCCGGCTTTGTGTGCGCATCGATGTCGCATTTTACGCCGGTCAGCTCCATCCGTCGGAAGGTATCGAGCACATGCCGTACCGTCTCCGGCGCATCCGCCGTGGTCAGCGAGTGCAAAACCTCATACTGGATACCGGCTTTGCCCGCCAGATGTAAAAGCACGTCCGAGTCCTTGCCGCCCGAGTAGGTAATCACAAGCGGCTGCTTGTATACCAGCAGGGACATTTCAGCCGCAAACCGTAGCCGCTCTATCGCGGTCTGCTCTAAATCGCTCACGTCACATCGCACCTCCCAATTTACGTTTCCCTCTTGCCGCCCTCCGGCAGTTTCTCGCCCCGCCGCTCGTCATCTGGCTTATGTCGATGATCTCGGCGCGCCTTCCGTAGCTTTTCAGCCGTTCTCCCTTCACGGCGTTCCAAGCCTCGCAGGACGCGCTGCAACCGGCTTTCCGGTTGGGGCAGTCCTGCGTGCACGGTCCGAAATTATTCATGTCTTCCTCCTGACCTGCACCGTCACTTCCGCCTCCCAGCACTCCGGTTCCCGGACGGTGATAATCTTCCACCGCCCGTCCTCCGGGTCCTTGACGCTGACGAGGTAAAACGTCTTGTTCTGCATCTTCTGCGGATACTTCCGCGCCCTTAAAGGCGTTCTGAGCTTCGGCATGAGCCGTTGGTAAATCGGCAGCGGTTCCGGTATGACAATCCAGACCTCGATTCCCTGCTTCATCATGCTTCCTCCCCCAACATCCGCTGAATCGCCGCCCGCTGCACATCGGACAGCTCGTCCCCGTGATGCTGCACGTTGTAGCCCGGCTTCTTCCCCGGCTGTGACGGCGCGCCCTTCTCACGTTCTTTCGATTCCCACGTCAAAAACTTCTGTTTCCAGTTCCGTACGGGGTCACCCTTCCCGTCGACCCAGTTTCCGGCAGAATAATAGTCGAAAAATTTCTGTGCCAGATTCTGGACTCCACGCTCCTTCGCGTATGCGGAAACCTCTTCCAACGTAGGTGGTATAAATTTCTTACGTTTCTTCTCAGAAATAGAACTACTCTCTTTTCTATTTCCATTTCCATTTCCTAAAGGTAATACCGTGGTATTACCGCAAGCACTACCATCAGCCATACCAGAGTTATCATTTTCTTTGTTCCAACGCTTGCTGATGTTCTCCCTTTGACGCTGGCAATGTTTGTCTCTTTTTTCGATTTCAAGCTCCATCCGGCGATTAAAGTACTTGCCGTCCTCATCCTTCTGAAACTTGCTCATAACCTCGTCTGACGGCTTTTTGACAGCCCGTATGATTTCCTGCATCGTCATATGCCCGCGCTCTCTTTGGAGGCACAGGAGCGTGATATACTGCCCACGCTCCCGCATATCCATCAAGGCACAGCCGGATAGGAAATCCGATGTGTAAAACAAGACGGCAGGGTCTTTGTTGTTTGCCATCCCGCCACCGCCTTAGAACGGCGGCTGATCGCCGTCATCTTCGTCCATCATCGTAAACCCGCCGGGGTTTGCCGGGTCCTTCGGCTCCGAAGATTTCTTTCCTTCTCCGAAGTAAACGCGGTTCGCTACGATCTCAGCAGACCGGCGCTTGTTTCCGTCCTTGTCCTTCCAGTCGCGCAGCTGCAATCTACCGTCTACGACCGCCATGCTGCCCTTGAAGAAGTATCCGCTTACAAAATCAGCGGTTCCCTTCCAGGCGACGCAGTCGATAAAGTCCGTCTCTTTCTCTCCGCCCTCCGGCGTGAGGTCGCGGTCAACCGCCAGCGTGAAGGATGCAACGGACGTTCCGCTCTGCGTCTTTCTCAGTTCCGGGTCGCGCGTGAGCCGCCCCATAATAACAATGTGGTTCAGCATGCTTCCTCCTTCTCCCCGAAGATGGTTTTCAGGATAACGTCAATCTCATACGATTTCAGTTCCTTGTACGCTCTTTCAAGCATCGAATGCTTCATATTTCTTTCCACCATTTCCTTGTACTGAACTGCATCCAGATAAACAAACGGTTTGCGTTCTTCCATGCTTACATCCCTTTCTTATAAACCAATTCTGCTTCATCCCAATCGGGATATTTCATCTTGAGATACCACCTGATATACGCCTGCATATGTTTTCTCTTTTCCGTCTGGTCAAAGTCGTTGTGGCACTTATCGCATAGCGTCACAATGTTCTGCTCGATTCCAAGCCCGCCCTGCGACCGTGGGATGAAGTGGCACCACGGATTGCCGGGGCGGAGGCAGACAATGCAGCGCCCGCCGTCGCGCGCCCAGACGGCTTTCTTGACCTTCTCAGGTATCTTTGTCGCCTTCGTTTCCTTTCTCATCCTGCCTCCATTCCAGCGCCATACGCTCGAGCTCTTCCGGCGGGAGCGTCTCAATGCCCTGCTGTTTGCAATCCTCAACGACCAGATCAATAAGCCTCGCCATCTGCTTTGTGTCGTAGGTGCTCGAGCCGTAGTAGCAAATGACGTTCGTGCAGCCCGGAATTTTTGACGCCATAATCTCCGTACACCAGCCGAGACCGCGCGCTTCCCACCATTCCCGGAACCGCTTGACTGCTGCGTCCGGAGCGCATATCGTATCGGAGTTGTCACCAACATCCGGGATATAGTGCCGATAGATTTCCTCCGGCGGCGCACCCACTTTGACCGAAAGCTTATTGCAAAGCAACCAAAGATATCGGTTTGCATCCCGACTCCGCATCTTCCGGAACTCTTTAATTGCCACTGTGTACCTCTTTCGTGGGTCAAGTTCCCCGGCAACCATACGGGCTTGCGCCGGAAATTCAGGCTTGAGCTTCAGCCAGCTCCCCGAAGCGTCCATGCTCCACGAAGCTTCAACGATGTTCAGTTCTATCAACCGGAATGACCCCCTTTCTAAGGCACTTTGCAAGGTATCGAAGCCGTGGCAGATACTCCCCTTCTATCCATTCCCGATCATACGGTATCGGATGATAGGACAGCCTATCGTCTTCAATCTCCCGAAACCAGTTTCTGTAGTCTTCCGGTTCCAAATGGTACGCCACGATACGCAGCGCCTTTTTCGCCGCGAACATTTCAACCTGTGCTTGCATCCAGTACGCGCGGGACACCTTGAAGGATTCTCCCTTGTGCGTCTTTACCTCTGATATTTCCTGCGCGTCCTCGCCATCCAGATTCACCCGCAGCCGAAGCCGCCGAATCTTGATTTGCCTGTCCATCTTTCGGATGCCGATATACTCCAGAATCCTGTGTTCGTAAGCACTTCCGGTATCCATTTCCAGTGTCGAAAAGTGGTCGCGGTTCACGCCGAGCTTTTGCAGCCAAAAGCTGCGGAATGTCTTTGTGTCCCATCTACCCATGATCGCCGCCGTATCCGACGCGCCGAACCATCCGCTTCTGTCGTGATCGTGTATCATAAGCGTTTCAGCGTATTTTCCAGATACTGAATGTTACCGAACGACGCCATCAGCTGATCGAATTTCTTCTGATTCAGCCCAAGCCCCGAGAGGATATAGCTCATATCCGCCCCGTTTTGCAGTTTTAATGTAATCAGCTGTTCGATTCTCTGCTTGATCGCCATAATGCTGTGCTGGGATAGGTCATCGTCCGCGCGTTCCGTGTCCTTGTCGTTCAGCCAGAGCTTGAAGCCAAGCCCTGTGTGAATTGCCACGCCCTTCACAAAGGCTCTTGCATGAGCGTTGGAAATCCGAAGCTGATTCAATGTGTCATCGTAAACCACTAAGGAACCGTTCATCAGCGGCATATCCATGCGGAATGTCTTATCGTCGATGTGGATTTCGACGGAAACGAAATAGCACCCCGTCGTTCTGCCATTCTTGTCATGGACTTCTTTTGACTGGAATAAGTACCCGCCAGTCTCATTTTTCAGCGGCACAAAATAGACCTCATTCGCCCCGTTTTCGTGAAGCAGCATCTTGCATTTCGCCCACGGGAGATACGGAACTTCAATCGGCTTCCCGCTGTCATCCTTCGCCTTCCGCTTGTCACAGAACGGCAAAACGTCGATCTGTACAAGCTCGTTAAATCCTTTCAGCATACTTTCCTCCTTAAATCTTGCAGACTTGCTTGTCCAAGCCGCACATTTCGGCAATGCGATTCGTGCCATACGTTTCCACCAAATGCTCAATCAGGGCGTTATGTACGTCCCAGTTCTCGCTCGGAAGCGCGGCGGCAATGTTCCCTTCGTCGGAAACAAAGTACTCATTCCCGTCATAAATCTCTGCGCCGTTGATATCCGTGATAAACGGCGCTTGCTGTTTATCTTCCATCATTCCACCAACCTGTATCTGGCATAGCTCGTATCCTCGCCATACCGGTTCTTGCTCGTTTCCATGTCGCGCCGGATGTTGTACCCTTCGCGCTTCAGATCGTAGACACGCGCTCCAAGCCGCATGCAGCCGAGGTCCTGCATCGCCTCAAGCTGCGTAATGCTGCCGAAGTCGCGCAGGTACTTCAAAACCCGTTCAGCCTGCGTCATAGCTACCTCCAAAGCTGCGTGAAGATCGAACTGAAAACAATCTCGCGATAGAATATCTTCGGCGGCGCCGGCAACGGCTCTGCGTGCGTCGCAGCAAGCACCTTCGCCGCTTCTGCCTCAAACTCAACGGAGAACCATCTCTGCCAGTCAAGGCAGCGGCACTTGCCTGTATCGTGTGTGCATTTCTTGCACGGATAAATCATCTCACGCCTCCATCAGCACCGCGCCGCCGAAGAAGATCACCGCCGCGCCGCCGAGCGTGAACGCCGCTTCGAAAAGCCCGAAGCCCAGCAGGACCGCCGTGCCGCCCAGAAGAACGCAGCCAATCGAGAAGCAAAATGCCTCCGAAGCCTTCAAAAGCTCCGACTTCCTTTTCCGCTGCCGGATAATCTTGTCCCACCGCTCGCCGAGTTCGCGCTCTCTTGCGCGCCGGTGATTCGCCTCAAGGATATATTCAACGTCAGTCATCATGTACCTCCACAAATTCCCCGTTCTTAGTGGGTCCATCCTTCAAATGCCGCTCAATCCAAGCATTAAGGTCCTTCGGAAAAACCCAGTAGACAGGTGCTTTCTCTGTTTTTACCGCCTTACCAAACGGGAAAACACCCTGTTGCAGCCCCAGCCTAAGGACCTCAACACCGATCTGCATGCCGTTTTCTCGCAGAATCTCTACCGCTTCTTGCGGCGAAATCGTTGCTCGATTTAACATCCTATCTCTCCTTTTTCTTTTTCTAAGATTAGAGAAATACTATCTATTCCATTTCCATTTCCTAAAGGTAATACCGTGGTATTACCGGAAGTGTTACCACGCTATCAATGTGGTTCATGTTTTCTCCTTTTCCTCACGTAAGTTCAAGTACCACGTAAAGTTCCTCTTTCTGATGCAGTCGGCGCTGGCGTCGGATAATGAACATCCTGCATATGCAAAAAGTAAAAGTAGTTCGTCTCCGCCGACTTCTATTTTTAGCCTTATGTTCTTTCCTTCCCTCACAACTTTAGCCGCAACCCTACTTCTAACGGTTGCACGCTTTCCAATTTCATCCCACAGCTCGTTAGCCTCTTCGTTACTCATGTTTCCTCCTTTTCCGTCTGAGCCTCTTTTATAAGGCTCAAGGTTCCTTCCGTTTTCTCGGCTTCTGTAGCAGCGAGTCGACCGATACGCCAAAATAGTCTGCAATCGCTTTTACAGTGTCGATGCGCGGGGCAGCGTCCTTTCCTGCCCACTTTCCGATTGTGCCGTTGGCAATGCCGCACGCCTTTTCTACGGTCGCAATATTCGTCTTGTGCTTCGTACAAAGGCGCTTGACATTCTCATAAATCAAAAAAATCCCTCCAATCTGTACGAATACTACTTGACAGATGTTAGAAGATAGTCTAATATAAGCGTGTCAAGGCAATTAAATATCTTCTAAAAGTCCGTCTTGGTGAGGGGCTAGGTTTTTTGTACCCTTCACGTCTCTAAGTATATTAGAGTTTGCCCTAAAAGTCAAGAACTATTTTCGCGTTTAGTCTAATTTTTTAAGGTGCAGTACATGCTCGATAAAATCAAAGCGCTATGCAAGGAAAAGAAAACTTCTATATCCAAACTGGAAAAACAGCTTGGATTCGGGAATGGTGTCATCGGCAGATGGGATAAGTCTGTTCCGAGCTATGAACGACTCGCCGCAGTTGCTAACGCGCTTGATGTGCCAGTATCTTACTTGACCGGCGAAACCGATGACCCGTCTGTGGGCATAAAAAAAGAGCGCCCCGCCGATGGCGAAGCGCGTGTCTGTGATTTGCCGGAATCAATTCAGAAGATCATAAATATTTGCCTAGATCGTCCTGAACTTGCGTCTGCGTTATTAACTCTTGCGCAGCAGATAGAAAAAGGTTGAGTTTCTCTGGTGTAAGTCTCATAAGTGTTTCTGTCAATTCTTTAATCGTTGCGATTTCCTTTTCATCCATTATAATCTCCTGTCTCCACTTCCGCCGTCCTTTTCTTAACCTCCAAATTTTATCGTTTCTTTTTGTGTAGATTCGTTCTTGAGGCTGTCAAACTCTGTTGGTAAAATCGTAGTATCAAATCAAATTTTGACTATGAGGGATTTTTACAATGAAAAGAATGCTTGCGCTTTTTCTAGCTGTGCTTCTTCTGACTGGATGCACGGCAAAAACCGCGAAGAGAGAACCAGATAAAGAGAGGGAACCAGAAAAAATCGCCGTTCCTGACGCAAAGGTTGGCTCTTCTCCAGAAGCGCCGGAGCCCGCAGAACCGATTGTTCAGGACCAGCCCGAGGTTCCCATCTCAGATAAAACCGCGCAAACGTCTTTCGGTGATTCCACTGCTTCCGATATCGAACCCGTTGCGCCAGACGCTCCGATTGAAGCATCCGAACCAACATCACAGAAATCATCAGGTGTATACGTTGGAAGTGTTGACTCGGATAAATACCATAATCCGAGTTGCCGCTTTGCAAAGGAAATCCTCCCAGGGAACGAAATCTGGTTCGATAGCATAGAAGATGCGCAGAATTCTGGGTATTCACCTTGTGGAGGCTGCCACCCTAAATAATATTATAGCGCAATGTTTACACCCAAAAATAGAAAAGAGGAAAATAAGATGGACACTGTAGAAAGACCCGTTCCAACCGAAAATCAAAAGTTTTGCAAATTTTGTGGTGCGATCATCGACAAGGACTGCGTGATTTGCCCGAAATGTGGAAAGCAAGTTGAAGAATTAAAGTCCGCGCAGCCGAACGTCGTAATCAATAACACGAACACAAATGCGAACGTGAATACTATCCGCGGGTATGGTCGTCCGAAGAACAAATGGGTTTCATTCTTCCTTTGCCTTTTCTTCGGTATGATCGGTGCGCATAAATTCTATGAGGGCAAAGTCGGAACAGGAATCCTGTATCTCTTTACACTTGGGTTGTGCGGGATTGGATGGGTCATTGACACTATCACAATCTTGCTGAAGCCGAATCCTTATTACGTCTAACTCATAAATTTAGAGTTCTGCCACTGCTCCCGCTTTTCGCCGCCTACATCCGAGACGCAGGCAAAGAGCATGGGCGCTCCTTTGATGTAGTCCAGGCTCAGACTGTGGACGTCTTTGAAAAGCGCCCCGTCTACGATGACGTTGATCTTCCCGTTTTCCATTCTGATATTGATGCTCTGCATTTGGTGTACCTCCATATTTTAGAACGTCCGTTCAAGAATTTCAATTTGGAATCTTCCACAAAGAACACCTTGCATTTTCTTCGTCCGGTAACCCTCGTAAGCGGCAATTATGGGACAGACTATTTTGTATAATGGAATGTTTAAGATCGCCCCACCGTCGCTCCCCCGGCGGTGGGGCTTTCTCACGCGCCTGTAACCAGCATAGCAAAAGCGGCAGAAATGTCCACCCTCAAATTGGTAAAATCATACCAGTGGCGGAAGAACCAGCGAAATATATGTGAAAATGGAGGTATATCATGTCTGCAATTCAGGAACTCGCCCCATATATTTCTGCATATCAGGGGAACATCAAGCGGGCGAAAGAAGATCAGCATTACACCATCGACAGACTTGTTGAGGAATCCGGCGTTTCCAGATCAGCTGTGACGAAGCTCTGCGCTGGTACGCAGCAGGACCCGAAACTGTACAATTCTGCCGCGCTGTGCCGCGTTCTCGGTCTGTCACTGGATGAGCTGTTCGGGCTTGTCCAGCCCGCAGAAAGCCCGGAAGAACTGACCGAGCAGATTCATCATGTCGAGCTTGAAAACGCCAAGTTGGAGGCAACAACAGCCGCGCAGAGCGCACAGATAAGGTCTACACATACAATGTGTTACGTCCTCGCCCTGTTTTGTATGCTGCTCTCCTTTTCTCTGATTGCCTGCCTTGTGACGGATGCGCAGATCCGGAGCACAGGTCTAATTCGCGATGGAGATTTGTCCGTAGCTGCATGGATTTGCATTGCCCTGATCGTAGGTTCAGCGCTGGCTTCGGCAATTACTTTCTATGCAATCCGAAAAGAACGTGGAGGGAAACATGGAGTGCATCAAGTGTAAAAAGGATATACCAGACGGTTCTGTGTTCTGCTGCTGGTGTGGGAAACAGCAGCAAGCTCCGCAGCGAAAGGCTTTAAAGCGTGCAAACGGTACAGGGACAGTTTACAAGCTGCAAGGCAGGCGCACGCGCCCGTGGGTAGCCGCAAAAGGAAAAACCATAATTGGATACTACGATAAAAAAACAGCCGCCCTCGACGCGCTGGCGCGTTTACAAGGGCGTAGTATTGATGAAATATATAACTGGACCTTCAAGCAGGTTTACGAAGCATGGAAGGATGAACACTTCCGCGATATCGGCGCGAAGGGAATAGAGTCTTACGAACGCGCATATGACGTTTTTGAGCCATTGCATGACAGAAAATTTCGCGAACTGCGGACCGCTGATTACCAGATCGTCATAGACAAGTACAGCGATAAGTCCCACTCGCTACTGTCGAAGTTCAAGCAACTTGCAACGCAGATGTCACAATGGGGTATCCGGCAGGAACTCATAACGACAAACTTCGCTTCGTTCATTAAACTGCCCGAGAATGTGAAGAAAGAAAAAGAAATCTTCTCAGAAGAGGATATTCAGAAGCTCGAAGCGGACGGTTCCCAGGCAGCCAAACTTACCCTGATGATGGTATATACCGGTATGCGAATCGGTGAGCTGTTCGGGCTTAGAACCGAAAATGTCCATGAAACCTACGTGATCGGCGGGGAAAAGACAGAAGCAGGCAGGAACAGAATAATCCCCATCCGCTCCGAAGGGCGTAAATATTTCGCAGAATTCAGGGAGCGTGCAAAAGGCGAACTTCTGATCTCTGGGTATGCTGGGCAAAAAGTCATTGCGAATTTTCGCAAGCGTGACTACTACCCGCTTTTGGAGCGGCTCGGAATCTCCAAGAAAACACCACACGCAACAAGGCACACATTCGCAAGCTGGGCTGTAGCAAACAATATCAAGCCGGAACTCCTGCAAAAAATGCTCGGTCATGCAGACTATTCCACGACCGCAAACATCTATGAGCACTTTGACATTGACCAACTTGTGAATGCGATAGATGCGCCTGTTACTAACACGTTGCTAACAAATCAAAAATCAGCGAAAAAGAAAAAGCCCTGAAACCTTTGAGATTTCAGGACTTTTTTGGTGGAGACTAATGGACTCGAACCATCGACCTCCTGCGTGTGAAGTAGACCTTCTGAAATTTCCTAAACTTTTTAAGCATGTTTTCAGACGTTTTGAGAAGTTTTCAAATTGGATATTAAATCTCAGACATTTTCAGATTTTTTCAGATTTTTTCAGTTACTAACAAATAGCTAACACAGTTACTAACACTAGACACGTTTTATCTTCTGCATAACAGAGTTATAAACCTTGCTGTTTACCATCGCAAGTGTATCCATAAGTTCGTCAATGACCGTCCAAGCCTTCGCCGGGTCTTTCCCGGCTACTGCAAGCAAAAACTCACTGTCCCCGTACTCGCCCACGGTAGCCGGTTCTGCAGTCACAGGGGCGGGAGCGCCAGAGTAGTAACCCACAAACTTATCTCTGGCATTCTCCGCTCCCTGCATCTTGTCGCGTATCACATATAGGTTCGCCAGTTTGGCATAATTGGGATAGCTGGATTCTTCGTATTCCAGCCGTGCTATTTCCTTTCGGATTTCGGCTTCATCCAGCATGTCTTTCCCTCCTTATGCTCTGTCAATCTGCTCCATGCAGCGCCGGATAGCCTCGCGCGTTTTATCATCGTCCGCGTCGCGCATCATGTCTTCCAGCGTCGAGCGCATATGCTCCCGCGCATCGGTTCGGCTATACCTTCCCATAGAATCGCGATGCCTGCCACGGTAAGAGCTGCCGCGCCCATACGTGCCGCGCATATCCGCTTCCCACTCGCCGTCGCGGGAATAGCCTCCGTCCTCAAGCATTTCGATTTTATAAGTGTTCTTGATGGAGCTTGTCAGCTTCTGAATTGCGTCCAGATCACCAGCAGACATTTCACGTTTGTCGGCGATTTCATCCAGCTCTTTGCAGAGCATTTCCCGAAGGTTTCTCAAATCGTACATATTCCTTCCTCCCTTCACGATACGCGCTCGATGATCATATTGCTATTTGCAAGGCTGATCGCCTGTGCGCTGGTGTTCTTCGCCGCTACAGTCAAGCAGCAGCCGCGCGGAACTTCCACGAATGTTGAAACGTAGATGTTGAAATAATTCTCAACAGCCGCAGGGGTTACGGTCGCTGTGGCGCTGTTCAAAGCCTCCCCGTTGATGGCGAGCGCAGCGGTGATAGCTCCGACTGTTCCGCCTGTAGGAACGGCGATATTCGCGCCAAAGGATACACGGAACTTCGCCTTACACTGCTGCGTAAGCCCACGAAGCGTAACAAGCCCGCTTCCGTCACGGTGTACGATACACGGTTTGCCACAAGCCGCCGTGGAAATTAGAGGGACGTTCTGCCCGGCGGCAACAATTTGAATATTGGGCGCTGTAAATTCAGCCATAAAATCATTCCTTTCTAAATGCGTCGAATTCGACACGGTTAAAAATAGCGGCGGGACGATTGCCCCGCCGCGTTTCTTGAGTATCGGCAAGGAACCGATCATTTTCGTGAGTCCACGAAAAAGCTCTACGTTATGGAGTTAAGCGCAGTTTCTGCAACCGTAGTTGTAGCCGTTATTACATCCGGAATACTGGTACGGGGCTGGAACCTCAAACGCCGGAACCGGACGGGGGTTGTAATGTACGAACTGTCCGTACACATAATCCCGAATCTCGTTCGTCTGCGTCGCCTGCGATGCAGCGAGGTTCGCCATAATAAGCTGCTGATTCTGCTCAGCAATCTTGGCATCCTTCGCGGCCAGTTCCTGCGCAGTCAGGCGCTGATCGATGCTGCGGAAGCCGCAGTTCATCGCGTCGATGATGTCGCGAGTGCTGTTCTGCACGGTGTTTCTGGTGTCGCAAGCCTGCGAAGCCATGTCATACCGCACCTGCGCAACGGCTGCGCGGTTTTCGCAGCAGCACTCCTGCGCCTGCATCGCCATGTTGTTGAGCTGCTGCATCAAGGCTGCCTGCTGGTTGCAGCGGGAAAGCTCCGCATTACCGAACCCCGTAAGTAGGGAGTTGTTCACGGCATAGAAGCCATCGCACAGCCCGCCGTTGATGAGGTCCATCTTGCGTTCGATGTTTGCGAAGTCGGAAGCCAGAACATAGCCGTCAACTACTCCGCCGGAATTGCCGCGGTTATTGCCGAAGCCATTACCGCCCCAGCCACAGAACAGGGCGAGGAACAGGATAATGAACCACCACCCGCCATCGCCTCCGAATCCGCCCCAGCCGCCGGAGCTGCCGGAAGGGGATACGTTCATGGTCGGCTGAATGCCGCCATCAGAAAGACTCATAATCATTTCTCCTTTCGTAGATTTTGAAATTTATCTCAATCGTGCGCACGAATTGAAATCTTAATTATCCAAGAAGCTGTTGAAACTGGCTTGCCGCCTGTTGTAGCTGGTTCAACTGCTGCTGCGAGATTTTCCCAGACTGTACCAGCTTCTCAACCTCCGCCCTCGGGTCGCCCTGAAAGCTCTGCTTGAACTGCTGAAACTGCCGCACCATATTTTGAAACTGCCCCATAGCCCCGGGCATTTGCCCGCCGCCGAGTGCATTAAACAGTGGATTCATTTTCTGCCTCCTTCACCTTTCTAACGGGCTTGACGCTCAGAGACGCCACCTTTGCCGCCAGTTCGTCAAAGTCCTTGCGGGTCACGTATTCCACCGTAGGCACTGTTTGTGGCGCTGTGGGGCTCACGGGGGCTGTAGAGCGCTCTACGAGGTCATACGTTGTCATTGCTGGTTTACCGCTTGCGTCTGCTTTCTTCACATACACAACCGGCGCATTCATATCCCAGAGCGTGACGGCGTTATTCGGCGCAACGATAAATTCGTTTGCCGCCTTCTCGTTCGGGACCCAGATGATAGACTGTCCACAGCTCGGCTGCTGTGGCTGAGGTTGCGGAGTCGGATACTGCATCGACGGCGCAGGCTGATACTGTGGACGCATCATTGGTTCCTGCATCATGGGCGGTTGATTGTAAATCGGCTGCTGATACACATAAGGCTGTTGTCCGAACATTATTTATCCTCCTTTTCCCAGTAGAACAGTGGGATTTCGTTCCCACTGTTCCACGTATCGAAATACGTGCCATCTTCCGCGCAGACAACGTGCGTAGATAGTGCGAGTACATATATACCGCGTGGATGGTCTGCGCAGAAATCCTCAACGGTATAACAGTCCGGGCATGTATTCGGCACGACGTTCCTTGTAAACCCATGCTGCCGAAGGTACGCGCCCCAGACACTGTTTGCCGACGGCATGTCGCCCATTTTCAGCCCCTGTAGGCAAAGTCCGACGTATGTTTCATCCCAGCTCTTGCCCGTCGCCTTTGAGATCGCCCGGACGGTACAGTCTCCGACTTGTTTCCCTTCCGGGTTTGGATTGAAATAAGAAAAGCCCATACCGAACACTCCTTTGTGTCCAGTATGGGCTTTTTCGTATTTTCGTGTGCCTCAGTTGTGCATCACTTAGCTATACAGTTTGCTCGACGTGTCTCTCATGCGCTGCATAATCCCAGGGAGGCGTCTTTGCACCGTAGCCCTGCCAAGATACAGTTCCGTCGCGACGTCCACCTGTGGAAGCTTATCCACAAAGTAGAGCTGCGCAATTTTTGCGTCTTCGAGGCCGAGATTCGATTGGTAAATAACCGTCTCCATATCCCGGCGCATCAGTCCGCCAAGCTCCGGCGGTAATTTGCATCTGGCTTGTGGAGCCATAGCCCCGCCCCCTTACTTCATCGCTTTTGCAAGTTTCTTCAAGAGGTCATCGCCGTACTTGTAGGCGGCGAGATAATCAATCGTGCCGTCGGTCAATCCGGCTTTCTGCCGGATGGTCTTCTTTGCTTCTTCAACCTCGGTATCAACCTTCACGGTATCGTATTCCACCCACGGGAGCTTTCCGTGCTTCTGCCAATTGCGGGCGTGGTAGCCTGCTTTCGCGCCGATCTTCTGGACGGCGGTGATTTGCACACCGTTGTCCCAGATCGGGGTGCATTCGACCGCCAGACCGTCACCGATGTACATGCCCCAGTGGCCGGGCATCCAGAGACCTTCGCCGGGAATCAGCTTGTCCCAGCCGGTCATTGACACGTCCTTGCACTTTGCAATCATGCCGTCGGCGGAGACATCCGGCACGCTGTTCGATGCGTATCTTGCACCGCCGTAGTAGGCGTTTTTGTTGCCGTTCCAGCCCCAGAGAATGCCCTTTGTCAGGTTTACGCAGTCAAAGCCATAGACAACTTTTCCGAGGAGGCTGCGCAGATACGCGACTCTGCCGCCAGTGTACCAGTCCGGGTACTGTGCGGATTTCTCGTCAATGATCGTTTCGCTCACGGGGGAGCCAAAGCATCCCCACATGTAGACGGTTTTGTAGTTCTTCGCAACGTCAATGTGCCTGCGCACAAGTTCGGATGCTTTCATCATTTCTGTTCGCCCTCCTGCGGCGTACCCGCGTTGTCAATCGCGTCCTGTGCCTTCTGGCTCTGGGTGCCAAAGTAGAAGGTCACGACTGTCAGGAAGATGGTCAAAAAGTCCTTACCGGTGATGTCTCCCCGCAGGGCGAGGACGGCAAAGACGATGGTCAGCGAGAGTGTGACCAGGCTCTTGACGCTGAGCAGGTTGCCCAGCCGCTTTTTGATGTTTTCCATATGTGCTCCTTTCATTCTACCGGTTCATTCTTTTTAGCGAATACTCTCTTGAAAGCCAGCAAGCCCAGCTCTGAGACTGCTGCGCCTCCGGCGTAGCCGAGTACGTCAGACAGGTCTACCGACGTACCCAGCTCCGGGTTGTGTCCAACTGCGATAAGGACAGCGATGGTTTTCAGCGCGCACGCCCAGATCAGCACCATTGTCAGAAGCCGAAGAAGGTAAATGACGATGGTGCGCGCCATCTCGCCTTTGCTCCACTTGCCTTTTACCCGCATATTTTCCTCCCAATTTATTGCGCACTGCTATGTCCGCACTGCGCCTCCAGCTGGTGCAGGAATTTTTTCACGTCGCCGTTCCCGCCCATCTTTTTATACTTCTCTCCGGCGATCAGGCGCTCTGCCATTGGCATTTCTCCCGACATGATGGTCAGACGGAGAATTGCGAGATACTGCTCGTTCTGATGCGTCTGCATCTTGTCGAGCTTTTTGTCGATCTCTGCAAGGTGCGTATCCTGCGTCGTGGTCTTCCCGCGCTTTTTCTGTATCGCGCTGACGACGGCATTGACGACCGCCGTCAGCGCGGACGAGCCGAGCACGGCGCAGACGAGGGTAACGATGATGGTCTTGGTGTCCATGTGTTCTCCTTTCTCGCCCTCGGGCGGCTGTTATCCTTCTACATCCCATGCCTGCGGGTACTCCGCGAGACTATATGCTGTATCCTGGTTCGCTTTGGTGAACTTTCCATCCTGCACTGCCCATTCCCCTGCCTTGTACATGTCGTGCGCCCCCGTTGGGTGCACGAAATTCCGCGCCGTCTCGCGTGACGTGCCGTGGTAGGGTCTGTTAAACGTATACCATGCAGAATTTCCTGGCTTGATATCCGGGTAAACCGCATTGTCGTAGTTCTGGAAACATTCCCACGGTTCACCGCCCACGCAGAATACGTCCCCGGCAACATGTTTTCCCTCCTGCCACTCGTCCCAGAGCGCCGAACATTTAATAATCTCGTCTGCCGTCTCGGGCTTTTTCTCGCTCATGAGCAGCTTCACCGCAAACGCCGTGGACGTGTTCAGATCGTAGGCAACAGGCGTTGCAACAACCGGCTGCGGCGTTGGGACCGGCGTATTCGTCAGAAGCCAGCTGCCGTCTTTGATGTCCTGTCGGAGATAATCGATCGGTGCGAACGTCCGCAGCTCGAAGCCGTTATCCGCGAAGACCACGACGGGACCGGTCAGCTCTGTCACCCCCGAAAGAGAATCGCCCGTAAACCGGGCCGAGCCGGATGTGCTGTATACCCGGACGTTCGCGTATGTTTGATTGTTGTGTGTGATGTACATAGTGCCTCCTTATGCTGCGAGCATGTCATCGGTGACTAGCATGTCATTGGGGAGAATGATTGCGGGTCGCACACCGTATGAAGTATATGAGGAGAGTCGATTTCGGCTTCCGGAGGAGTCGACGTACCACACGCTGAGTGCGTTACCGCCATACAGGGAGCGGAGCCACCAGCCGTATGGTGAGCCATTGAAGTTTGCGATGCGCTTGACGTTGCCTCCAGAGCTTGCGGTGAAGTAGTCCAGCTTCGCGCCGTCCACTGGGAAGTAGCTGCTGTCGCTGGTAGTAAAGCCAACCTCGTAGCCAGATAGCAGGAAGATCTTCACGGACAAACCGTTGGCTCCCTGCTGCGTAGTGCCACCAGAACCGCCGTTCTTACGGTACGGAATTTTTACCTGCTTGATGGCATCCTTGATGTTGCTGTCGAACAGGTCCTGGAAATCACCGTTTAGATAGCTGTGAATGGTGCTGCTTTCCAGTTTGTTCGTATTGGCGCTGTCCCATGAGCGTTGCTCATAGATATCCTCCATCAATAGCCATGTCCCATCGCAGCTTGCGTCGTAAATACTCGATGGCAGCCCCTGATGCACCACCAGCCAGTCCCACGGAGTGCCGTTCAGGTTCAGTTTGATACTGCGCCCAATTTCCAGATCAGACATTCTCGTTCTGTGCGGCGCAGGTCCACGCCTTAAAAACATTCCCATAATGCACAATCCCCCTAGAAGCAGAATGCGAAGGCTACGCCGCGATCATAGTTTGCATCGGATTGGCTAGAGGTACCAGTGGAGTATACATTACAGAACATATAATCGTAGTCTGCACTCGGCGAGCGCTCTCGCCATACAGTCGCAGTACCGTTGAAAGTCTTAATACGGGAACCTGCTGCCTTATAATAGTCATACAATGTGCCTTCACCGTTCACAGAGCGGTCGACGATGCCAAAAATCTCTATTTCAGACAGCAAGAATAACTTGTCTGCGGTCGTGACAATGGTAGTGCTGTAGTTCCCCGCCGAAGTCAGTTTGTTCACCTCTCGAATGCTGTTTTGTACTTCCGTCGGCATCTTGGATAGAATGCCAGGTAGATGCTTGATTCGCATGTCGCAGCTAGTCCAGCCGCCTTTATTGGTCGCGGCAAGGTTCATAGGCTTCTTCTCGTGATAGCATTCATGCATCTGGAAGGTTAGCGGCGCCGTGCCGCCTGCGGTGTAGGTGTCGTGGTTCTTGCCGATGATGTCGATCTGATAGCTTATTCCGTTGATCGTCATTGCTTTCTGGTCGCCGACAGCCCATGTCTCCGGGACGATGCCGCGTTGGCAGGCCGCAATGATCTGCGCCCATGTGTTGTCCGCAAAATTTGCCTCATACGGATATTTAATCCCCGTAAACCATCTAGGACTGCGCCCACTCATCCGAACACCACCACCTTCACGGGGATATTGACTGTCGGCGCTTTGCCGATGCACTGCGCGGTCAAAGAGTTCGCGCCGACCACGTAGTTGTGAATCAAAGCGAAGCCTTCCAAAAGCGCCGCGTCCGCGTCCGGGTCAGTCCCAGAGAGTGCCACGTCCCACTGTGGATCTATACTGTAGGATGCTTTCAGCCCCGTGATCGTGATCGTCTGCGCCTGGTAGCCGTGCGAATCCGCAGCCCAGCCCGAGGCAAGCAGTGTGCCGGTGTACTGTTTTATGTTCATAGGCTCATACACTCCTGTAATCAGCTCGCCCGCCGCGTTGTGCGCCGTCTTCCCCTTGAGAAGCGTCTCCGGCGTTACGGTGTCGGCGGTCAGGTCAAGCTTGACTTCGCCGTTCAGGGCGACTTTGTTTACTGCCATCTCAGCCTCCGATCTGGAGCGTCTGCCCTCCTGCGGCGTTGTCGGTGTAGGTTACGGGAATCGCCGCGACAGTCACCTGCGACAGATAGTCATACGTCTCATCCGGCGTCACGACTTGCTCGGCAAAGCTCGGCGTGACGTTTTTGTTTGCCTGTGCCTTGACCGCCTCGCCGCCGTAGCTGCCCACCACGCCGAGAATGGTAATGCCGGACTTGATATTGCCGGGAATGATCTTTGCTTTTTCTGTCGCCTTGATGCGCGCTTTGCCGGAGCCGTCGTGGAAGCCCATCGGAATGGCAGGTTCTTCGTCCTTGTCGGCAATGTCCAGCGTCTGGCCGCCGTTATCCGGCATGGTGCCGGTCAGCTTCGAGCCTCGCGCGTAAAATGTCTTATCCTTGAGCACCTCCGCCACGGCGGCGGTCGCGTCCTGCGAGTTTACGTCAAACTCGTTCGAGCCAACGATCGGCGCGCCGGACTTGTCGTGCGCGGTGACGCCCTTTTTGAGATCGCTCGGGACGATGGTGTCCGCCGACAGGTCGAGCTTTACCCCCGTCCCCACAACGATTTTGTTTACGTACTTGTTTGCCATATGCTCACTCCTAACTATTCATATATTCGTCGCCCATTATAAGCGTCAGCCCACCGGCGGCGTTGGATACTTCATACTGCGGGATTTTTGCAACGTTCACGTCGCGGGACAAAAGCCGGTTTCTGGTCGGCAGCACCACCGGCTCGTAAGTCTTCGGCGTTACGTCGTATACGCCCTCATACGGCTTGCTATCTCCCGTGTAAACCACCTTCGCCGGGGCGATCTTCATCTTGATCTCCGGCTGGGAAAGCGTCATTTTAATCATATCCCGTCTCCTTCAAAAAACGCTTTGCGTCCGTCTGCACGATTTCAGCCGCCATCGGGTTTCCGTCGCCATCCGTTAAGGCAAGCTGTAGCCTTACGGTGCTTGCTTGCAGCCGCATTGCGTCTGCATACGGGATTTTTACAAGCAGGTGCGTTTCGTCGACTACTGTAGGTTCGTACTGGAAGAAGGAACACCCCTGTCTCACATAGAACTCAAGCTTCGTCGCTTTCGTCAGGTCGGTTCCATCTACTTCCACCGATAAAGCGTTCGCGATTTTCTGAAACACTTAATCACCCCCAGCCTGTGCTTCAAAAACATCCAGTTCGTTCTTTGCCTTGATAAACGTCGTCGTGTCGTCCGACAGGGAGATTGTAGGGAGACTTCGCGCATCATGGGTATAGTCATGGTACGTAACGCCGCTCTTGTAAGACGCTGCTGCTGTCATGCCGTACAACGATATACCAGAAATGGTATTGGCTTGTACAGAGGCCTTGTTAAACCCGTCATTTGGGCTGGAGGTTGTCCAGACATCAGTTTGTGTAGCAACCAACAACGTCGTATCTGTCGCTGCTGCATGACACATGCAAGCGGCTGCCGGTTTGCTTTCTCCCGTGATAACACTAGCTTCCCAGTTCGTTAGATTCTGGGAATAATAGACGGTCGATTTCGGGTCATAAAACACTTCGGCTTCAATCCGAGAATAAACAGTTACCAAGAAATAATATGTGCCAGACAGAAACACAACTTCTGACGCAGATATTCTTTTTACAGCATCTTCCGGAACTGGCGGTTCTAGTTTTTTGAAGCTCGTTTCTGCTCCGTTTGCAAAATACAGTTCTATTTTTCCAGTTGCACCACTATATATGTTTTTTCGAATTGCTGAAAGAAACCATTTCCCATTGGCGCTCGAGAACTTATATCCAATAAACTGGTTCCAAACGGTGCTTGAAGTTTTTGTAATCAGCGAATACACCCAACTCTCAGGAATCAACGGTGTGTCAGAAAACACCGCATATGTATGGTCAGTATCATTTTCATCGGTTTCATATCTTGCAAACGAGAATCCAAATCTCCCATTACATTGTGCAATACCGTAGAACCCGCTTCCGTTGCGTTCGGGAGGAAGCGAAACATTCACTTGCGTCCA